CTCACATTGCCGGTAAGGGATACGTGCAATTTCGATAGGGACGTGAGAATCAGAATTTCCTGTGAAGGTGCCGACCACATCTATGGCAAGACACTGTGTGCCAATGGCTTTGTTGATGTTCCTTATGCAGCCAGTCGCACAGAAGCCGTCATGCTGAGAGCAGCAGCCCGAAAGAGAATCTTGTGCAGCATGCCTATTGGGCAAGGCCACATGTATGATGCTTTTGGTATTTTTGTGGAAACGTTTTTGAAGAAACATTTCGCTCCTTTTCCCTCTTTCACGGATGAGCAAGTCAATGCTCATTTTTCTGAATGGCTAGACCACTACAACAAACCCCTACACAGAAAGGAGGTGCTCCGAAAGTTGTATGAGGCAGGAGAAGCTTTGACTGAACGAGACTACCGCTGCAAGTCTTTTATCAAGAAAGAATGGTATGAAGAGCCGAAACTGGCGAGATTCATCAACTCGCGCAGTGATACATTCAAGGTGCAAGTAGCTGCTTTCACCCACTTGATAGAAAAAGAGATTTTTTATGGGAAAATCTCGGACTGGTTTATTAAGGGAAAGCCAACCAGCCAGCAGCCAACCATGATTATGCGAATGATTAATCATGCGTGGTTCCTGAGCACTGACTACACGTCGTTTGAGTCAGGCTTCAGTCCCATAATGTCGGACAAGGGTGAAAGAACCATGTGGAGGTTCTTTTTGGCAAACAACCCAAAGCAACTCGAGATATTCGAACGCGTCTATGAGGTCAATGGTAAGGCCCGCGAAGAAAGACTCGACAATCCAAACTACCTAATCAAGGTCACAGGTACTCGTATGTCTGGGGAAATGTGGACATCCCTGGCCAATGGCTTCACGAATCTCATGGTTTTCTTGTTCCTCGCTAATCAGCGTGGAATTTATCCTGATACCATGCCTCTTCCCGATGAATGCCCCTTAGGTATTTTGGTTGAAGGCGATGATGGCCTCTTTGGGATGCCAAGTAAGGCGCTCACTTCTGCGGACTTCGCAGCGCTCGGTTGGAAAATTAAGATGGACTATACGCAAGATCTTGGTAAGACATCTTTTTGTTCAAATTATTTTTCCCCCGCCACCCTACATCAGCTGGTCAGCCCAGAAGCTGCAGTTCGTGTTTTCTATTCCTTTGATTGTAAATATTATGACGGCAAGTTGTCACTTCAAATGCAAATCT